TGGCAGATGTGGATGCAGCCGTTGATGACATTGTGAACGAGGCAATTGCCAACTTAGATAATGAAAAGCCATTAGAATTAGATTTACGAAATTTAAAAGTCACCGCTACAATTAAAAAGTCCATCGAAGAAGAATTCAGAAACATCATCAAGATTTTAAAGTTTGATGATAGAGCGCATGATTACTTCCGTCGTTGGTATGTGGATGGTAGAATTTATTTTCATAAGGTTATAGACACAGCCAAGCCAAAACAAGGCATCACCGATATTCGTTTCATTGACCCACGAAAGATTAAGAAGATTCGTAACGTCAACAAAGAAAAGGATACAAGAACAGGTGTTGAATTTGTTAAAAGTGTCGAAGAATATTTCGTCTATCATGAGAAGGGCGTGTATGTAGCATCACCGAATGCCATGAACGCACCTAACAATGTTGGACTAAAAATCACAAAGGATGCCATTTGTTATGTCCCATCTGGATTGATGGATTTGGATAACAACATGGTGCTCAGTTATTTGCATAAAGCCATCAAGCCCGCCAATCAATTGCGTATGATGGAAAATGCTCTTGTCATCTATCGTTTAGCAAGAGCACCAGAAAGAAGAATTTTCTATATTGACGTTGGTAACTTGCCTAAGTTGAAGGCTGAGCAATATCTAAAAGACATCATGAATCGCTATCGTAACAAACTTGTGTATGATGCAAACACAGGTGAAATTCGTGACGATAAGAAAGCCATGAGTCTGTTGGAAGATTTCTGGTTGCCGCGTAGAGAAGGTGGAAAGGGAACTGAAATTGACACCCTACCTGGCGGGCAAAATCTTGGTGAAATTGCTGACATTGAATATTTCCAACGTAAGTTGTATGAATCATTATATGTCCCAGTTTCTCGCTTACAACAACAATCAGGATTGAATTTTGGTCGTGCCGCAGAAATCAACCGTGATGAATTGAAGTTCACAAAATTCATTAACAAGATACGCCGCCAATTCTCAATGATGTTTGATGACTTGTTAAAGACACAATTAATTTTGAAGGGTGTTGTGACTGAACAAGATTGGAATGAAATGGCTGACGATATTGAATATGTGTTTGCTCAAGATGCCTATTATACTGAAAGCAAGGACCAAGAAATTTTGCGTTCACGTATTGAATTGTTAACACAGGCAGCAATGTTTGATGGTAAATACTTAAGCAAGAATTACATTCAAAAGAACATTCTTCGTTTCACTGAAGAAGAAATTGAAGAAATTGAATCAGAGAATGATGAAGTGGCATCAAACTCCATGGATTATTCTGAACCATTAGAAGATCCAAATCAGCCAGGCAACATACTCCCCAAGGGAAGTCCATTCCCAGCTCCACCAGAACCTAAAAAACCTCCGGTAAAGAAGAATGGAAATAAATGAAGTTAGATTAGGTGACAAGGTCACCTTTAAACATAAAAATAAGATGGTAACAGGAAAGGTTATATACCGTCATCAAGACCAAGACAAGGCTGCGTTGATGGGACATGTAAATGTAAATATTATAGGTGACAAGCCTTCTTATCCTGTAACTATACATGTGTCTAAAATAAAACCAGCCTTAAAAGAGGAATTACATATGGATATCCAAGAAAGTTTAACAGATTTAATTGATAGCATTGATTCAGGCAATCATCTCCAAGCCGAAGGTATTTTCACTTCATTACTTCAACACAAGATTGATGAATTGTTAAGTAATGCTAAAGTTGAAGTTGCACAAAACATGTTCACCACATCTGAATGTGCTGATTGTGAAGAAGAAGTTGCTGAAGCCAAGAAGTTGAAAGATGGCAAGGGCGCTGAGAAGGATGAAGAGGAAGAAGAGGACGAGGATGAAGAACTCGATGAAGCTTTGAAGGGTAAGCAACACAAGATTGATGCCAACAAGAATGGCAAAATTGATGCTCACGATTTCAAGTTGCTTCGTGGCAAGAAGGGTGTGAAGGAAGAAAATGAACTTGAAGAAGGCAACGCTGAAAACAAAGCAAAGAAGAATGCTTTCGTTTCAAAAGTTGGTAGTCAAGTGAGCAAGTTCCGCGAACGTAGTGATAAGACATCAGGACGTGCTTCAATGCGCCCACAACCACACAACAGTAAGATTGATTCACGCGATTACCAAAAGTCAGGCAAAGATGCCTTCTGGAAGAAGAAAGGTATTGGCACAGGCGTCCATAAGGAAGAAGTAGAACAAGTTGATGAAATTAAAAAGTCAACTCTACAAAATTATGTGTCTAAGGCTGTAGTGAACATGTCAGCTTCAGGATTCAAAGGTGACTCCAAGAAAGTTGCCAAGAGAGTGAAGGGCATTGGTGCTGCTTCAGCAAAGATGAAGGAA